TTTCAAAATCCTTGAAGGTGTCCAGAAAGTTTTGGTAGATGCCCTTCGACTCCTCCATGCTTTTCTTAAGGATGTCAGGCATCAGAGCGAGAGACGATTTCTCCATTTCCTCTTTCGTGATCAGCCCTTTTTGGAAGTTCTCTTTCAACTTGGCTAAACCAACTTTGGCTTTTTGTGCTTCCTCGTCGTAATCGATGCCAAGATACTTCTCTTTCAGCTCACCTTGTTTAAGTGCGAATTCGTCATTGGTGATTCGTCCGGTGTCACGTTGCTTTTCGATCTTCTTAAGCTCTTGGTTGTATGCTTCGGCTGGATCTTCAAAGCCTAAGAACTTATCGATCTTCTGTTTTCTCGCACGACGCAACGTGTCGAGATCCATGTAACCCTGATTAAAGGCTTCCTGATCTTCTTTGAGTTCTTGTCTCAACCTTTCGCCCGGTGTGCGTGTGTCTTCAAATGCTTTCTTCGCAATGTCGGCATATCGCTTCATTGCATCAGCAGCTTGGTTGGTTGCTTCTGTTTGTTGCTGGATAAGATTCTTGGCCTGCTCCTGAGATCTCTTAAGCTCCTCAGCAGCACGTTTTTCTTGTTCCAACGCTGCTTTTCTGTGAGCTTGTTGCTTTTCCAGTTCGTCATTGTAGCCAGCAGAAAACATCTTTCTGATGTTTTGGTATGCCTCGCTTAATCCAAAAGCAACAGGATTCGTAGCGGCCTGCAACATTGAACCATTTGATTCGTTGCCAAACCCCTTCATTGATGCGGTTGCTTCATCGATTGATGCAGCGAAGTTCTTCCAATAATCGAATGTGTTTTTACTTAACGAAAGCATTGTCGAGATCGTCGGCATGTAATCTTCACGCAACATCTGGACAAAATCAGTCATGCTCTTGGTGGCTGATTTTAGATCCCATGCCTTAATCATTTCTTGGCCAATGGCCTTAGCCGTGAGTCCAACTTGATCCCCAAGTTGCTCCCACATACCGGCCATTGACTTTGATTGTGCTTCAGTAGCCTTGTAATATTTTCCTCCAGCCGATGTCATATTTTTTAACACTTGCTGCATCGTGGAGTCCATAACCTCCCCAGCTTCGATGGCCTTATAGACGGCTGCAGGCGTGTCGACTCCAAGGACTTTTTGCAGTTCCGAAATTGCAGGTATTCCCAAATTTGCGAGCTGGTAGAAGTCCTTGCTCATCCACTTTTGAGATGCCCTGCCCTGTGAAAAAATCAGACTTAAGTGCTGCAGACTCGCTCCACTTCCGGCAGCCATATCAGCCAACTGCTTCAGGGAATCCGTGACCTCTCCAACACCGTATCCCATTGCCAACATTTGGCGTAAACTTTGGTTGATGTCATCACTGCTAAAAGGACTCACAGCAGCGAATTCTTCAGCCTCCTTCAGGAGTGCCATAGATAGCGTGGCGCTACCCAAAAGGGTCGTCATTGCTATATGTGTTTTTTCGAACTCAGCAGCTAACTTCAGAGGCGTTCCAACAATGGCCTTCAATCCATCGAATGCCATTCGTACTGCATAGATGGCAGCACCGACCTTGGCCAATGTTGTCAGTAAACCAGAGAAGGAACTTCCAGTTCCAACCTTCTTGGCACCCTCTTCAATCTTCCTGAGTTCATCGATGATGTGTTGTCGAGATCTCTGAAACGTGTCCTCTGAAAGCAGGCCAGCGTTATTCAGTTGATTAAGACGACCGAACTGAGCATGCGCACGTTCCTTTGGAGTTCTCGTTAATTTCTTCCATGCTTCAGCCTCGTTTTCGAGTTCACGTTGAACGTGTCGTGCGCTAGCAGCTAACGCCTCTTTGGCTCGCTTCTGCTCATGCAGTTGAGCAATGTGGTTGCGAGCAGCAGCGATGTTGTTACGGGTTGTTGAGTCGATGCCTTGAAGGGCCAGCTTGTAGCGCTCCGCCTCAACTGCACCCATCTGGAAAACACGAATCTCGTCTCTGAGAGATGCGAGGTGTTGTCTAGCAGATTGATTAAGTGCGTTTTGTGCTTGGATCTTCTTGGCATCAGCTGCAGCACTTGCCTCTTGTGCGGCTCTCGCTTGCTCGATTGCATTGAGTGACTGGCGTGCCTGCGAGATCTGATCAATTAGGGCTTGATTGACTCCTTTTTGCTTTAAGGCATAAGCTTCGGCAGCTTGTCCACCCATGGTGTAGCCACGGATGGAGTCCTGTAATGAGGTCAGGACTTTGGTTGCGGCGAAGTCGACTTTATTAAGGCGTTCGGAAGCCTTCTTGCATCCATCCTCAAGACTCTTGGTTGAGGTGGACATGGCGATTTTTAGATGCTTTACGATACTCATAAGAGTATGTATTCAGCGCATGAAAAAACCCCCTGACACTATGTCAGAGGGCTGAGAATTGAATGCCTTATTTAGGCTTCATCTTTCCTTTTTTCTTATTGGCTTTTCTCAATGCAGAAGCTCTTGCTGCTTCGGCTTCTGCATTGGCAATAACTGCAATTGATTTTGCAGAGGCTGCAGGCTTGAAAATGTGAGCGGAAAGTGAACCACCAATAAAGGCTTGTCTGATTGATGCCTGAGCTAAGTTGGTGTCCACAAATGGTCTCAACTCGTCATAAGCGAGGCTGTAGACAACATCGTCTACGGTATATCGCTCAATCACCCAGCTTTTCGGCCAGCCATTACGACGGGCCAATTCCATGACTTCCATCAGGACTGGATTTCTCTTCAGTTTTTTTTGGCGTCGTCAACAGCTTCATCGGACATCAGATAGATCTTAAAGACCTTCTTGGAGAGTCCGAGAATGGTGTCTGAATCGACTTCCATGAATACCGCTTTGTCCTCATCATTCTCACACAGCTTTTGCCCGTCTTTTGTGTAAAGCTTGCCTAAGATGAAGTCGATGAGTTTTCGCTCGTCCCTCACTGTCCCAAGTGTCCCGAATTCTAAAGACTCGTTGACTGTCATGGACTGCAAATAGACAGTGTCGTCCCAGTCTTCCACATGAATTGGAATTAGCTTCAGCTTCGTAGAGGTTTTGATTTTGTTGAGCAGATCTTTCTTATTCATGGACGACCTCAACTTCCACGTTTTCACCTGTCACGTTCAGCTTAAGGTTTGCGAACTTCTCGTCCTCTGTTGAAAGACCTTCAAACAATGGAGTAACTGGTGTGTACTCCTCAGATGTGATTTGGAATGTCGTCGTGATCAAAAGGACGTTGTCGATTTCGCCCTGAGAGATTGGGTGAGAGATTGCGAAGCCTGTGTACTCGTAAGTACCTTTGCCTTCGATTTCCAGCGTGAATGGGTGATCGGTGACACCATCACCAAGAGAGTCGTAAATCTCTTGTTGATCCTCATCGGCTGGATCGTGGTGATTAGCGATGACCAATGTTCCGAGATCTGGTTTGCCTGCGATGTAGTTTCTGTGTGCGTCACTCAAGCAAGTGACGTCAATTGTTGGGACTGTTTTGCCCGGTAAATCGTAAGATACAAGGCAAATTGCAGTGCCTTCGCCAAACGTAAAAATAGCTTTTTCGGCATTGATTTTGTCTGCCATAGATAACCTCCTGAGGTTGTTGCAACAGGGGTATCTATGCTTTCGAAACGCATTTTTATGCGTCTCGATATCGTACGGTGTAGCGCTGGGCGACTCTGTAAATCCACTTGTCAGAACCTTGTAACGGTTTCTCAACAAGCTCAACTTCTTTCTTAAATCTCACGAACATTTCCATGTCAGGGACATCAGCATGAATGTCGGTGACAACGCCTCTGAATCCCCTCAAGGAGTCTTTGATTGTCTTAGCGCATTTCATGGCATCGAGAGGAGCATGACACCAAGTATCGACCTGATACCACGCTAAAGCCAATGTCTCGACATCGCAGAGATTGCCACTTTCTTCCTCGTCCAGCTTCTGAATCGTTACACACGGGAAAGTCTTGGTTTCCTGAGTGATGAAGCGTGGCAAGACCTTAATCGTTGAATCGTTAAGGGAGTTGATAATCAATTGTTGGAGCGCTGCTGTGACCATGCCTTATTTAGCAATCCGGTCGATTTCTTTTAACGCATCTTTGATGACATTATCGATTGCAGCAGGACCGTCCGTTTCAGCAGCAGGTCTGAGGTATGGTTGAGCTTCGTTGTGCAATGATCCCCATTCTTGGAAAGCGCCATAGTATTGATCAGGGAAGTTCTTGGCATCGCTCACAATGTCGACTCCAAACCAGTATCTTTTCGAAATGCTTTTGATCCTATTCGATCTTTCAAGTGCCCCTGTCAGATAAGGCGCATTGAATTCTGCTTCCTCTTTGACTGGACCTAAGTTGGTTTTCATGGATGATCGCATTTTGGAACGAAACGTGGCGTTTCCAAACTCCTTAAACATCCTTCGGAGATCGTCCAAGCCTTCAACAGGACTAGCCATGCGAGACCCCAGTAACGACGGTCTCACGGCCTCGAATTTCTTTATCGATCACGCTCGTGATCTCATAGGTCTTTCCTGCATAAACAATCCGATCTTTGGTGTCGATGTCCTGCAAACCATAGAAAATGAAGGTTGCAGTGGAGTAGGACTGAACCTGATTTTGTGCGACGGTTTCCGTGGCCTTTTGGTTTGTGATGGCGCACCACCTCAACAGATGTGTCTGCGGTACTGGTGCTTCCAGATTCTTTGCGTCTGCGGTCAATCGCTGGATCGTTACGAGGTGGCGTTTTGCTTTCATGCAGTATTTAGTGATGCGCATGAAAAAACCTCAGTAACAACGAGTTACTGAGGTCATCAAATAAGTGAGGTGAAGCATGGCGCTTCATCTTATCTATTACAGCACTGGTCGTTTTCTGTTGAGATTTGCGGCTCTTTCATAAGCCGTTGATGGTTTGTGGATTCCGTCACGGAATTCGTCAT